GTCGCGAGTGTGGGGGACGTGTACCCGGCGGATATCCGCTATGTGGCTTTCGCCCTCCATACTTCTATCCCCAACACCTATGACCTGGGCTTCGTCCCGACCGCGGTGCTGCTGGTGGCGGTGCGGGGGCGGTTGGTGGTGCTGGGCCTTGGGGTGACGCGGTCCGGTTCGGTGCTGACGCTGCAGGGCGAGTGGATCCCCAGGGCCGACGATCCGCCGACGGGGGAGGATTACATGATGGTGCTGGTGCTGGTATGAAGAGCGTGTCCAGGTTGGCGGCGGTGCTGTTGGTGCTGATGGCGGGCAGCGTGGCCTGGGCCGCGGGGCCGGCCTCGCTGACACGGGACCATGTCGACTTGCGGTTGGAAGCGCAGAGCAGTCCGAACATGACGGGCTTGGTGCGGGCAGGGTGGGGGTATGCGGGTTCGGTGGCGGTGGTGTACGGGGGTGGGAACACGCCGGCGTTCGTGGCGCCCGGCGCGGACAACCGCATCGATCTTGTCACCATCAGCGCGACGGGCGTGGTGGCGATCACGCAGGGGGTGGCGGCGGCAAGCCCGGCCCGGCCAGCGTGTCCCGTGGACCTGATCCCCCTGGGGTATGTCTACCTGAAGTCTACGACCACCTCGATTGTGGCGCGGAACGATGGAGATCCTACTCACGGGTACATCGAGGCGGACGCCCGGCCGTTCGTGTCCGCGATCCCGCAGGATCTGCGCACCACGGCGAGCCCGCTATTTTCCAATCTGACGTTGAGCGCGCGCACCTCCGGGCGGGTCGCCTTTTTCACCACGGGCGGGGCGTTCAGCGATTCGGCGGACCTAACCTGGGACGGCACGTACCTCAGCGCCGCAAACTACAAGTGGCCGTCGGGGACCCAGGGCAGCCTGCTGTTTATGGGGGCGTCGGGGGTGGTGAGCCAGGACAACGCCTCTCTCTACTTCGACGACGCGACGAATCAGTTGGAACTCGCTGCCGGGACCGCGACCGCGCCGGTGCTGACGCGCAAGGGGTACGCCGATGACGGGTTGTACTGGGCCGCGGATGGGGAACTGGCGACGGCGCTGGGGGGTGCGCGGCAGATATCGGTGGTGCCGGGCAGGTTGCGGTGGGACGCGGCGAGCAACACGGATTGGGTGATCGGGTCGGATACCGCCGACGGGTCGGACAGCGGGCGATTGTTTCTAGCGAGCGGGGGGGCGGCGTTGTCCACGCGGGGGGCCTGGATTCGCCTGATCGGCAACGAGGGCACGGCAAACTATCGGGGCAGCTTGTTCTTCCTGGCCGGCAGTTCGGGGGAGGCCGGGACCTACTCGGACATGGCCCTGTTCTACACCGGCGGGGGGTATCGGTGGGTGATGGATCGGGAGGGAGACTGGCGGCCGTATGCCGACGACGGCAGCTCTCTTGGCGACGCGACTTACGGGGTGGCGAATCTCTACCTGTCGGACGCGCACACGACGGACCCGGTGACACAGGGCCAGGTCGCGTATGACGCGGATAGCAACACTCTCAAATACCACGACGGGGGGCAGGCGCTGTCGGTCGGTGGTCTGATCTTCGCGGACGGGCTGCAGCGATCGGAGACGATCAGCGGGACCGGCGACGTGACCTGGGGCGCGCCGGCCGCTTACACCATCCCCAATGCTACGTTCAATGTGGGCAACAAGGCGATCCGCCTACACTTCTGGGGGGCGATCTCGCTTGGGAACACCGGCACCGGATGCGATGTTGACCTGTATCTGGTAGTCGGCGCGGTGAATTTTGGACCGATCCAGTTCTCCTCGTCCGGCGGAGGTGGCGGGCCGGACGTGGCGGACTGGGATATTGAACTGGAGATGATCACCAGCTCCGCGAACAACATGAACGCGCGAGTGTGGTTGCGTCGCACGCCGAACAGTGTGATTGCGTTCTCCACGACGGCACTGCAGGCGATTGAGACCCCGGAGCTGCATCACGTCAACGGCGTCTTTGCGGTGGGGGCGGGGCCGCTGACGGTGGCCCTGCGGCGGAATGCGACGAAGGTCAACGGCAACATTCTGCTCTACCAGAACGGGTCGCTTGGACACCTGAGGGGATAGGAAACAACCATGATTCAGGATCTTGTGACAGACGAGCAATGGAACACGGCGAGGTGTGCTGGACTGGAGCTGCTCGGGGCTGATCCAAAACTCTTCTGGGAGAAGTTGGCCGCCATCGTCGGAGAGAAACCGGCGGTGGATTTCATGCTGGGGTTGGCGCGGCTCGGGGCCGAGCAAGAGGTGGCAGTCGCGGCCGCGGCCCACACACAAGCGGAGGCGAAACTCGCGGCGATAATCGCGGAGATAGATAAGGAGGCGGAGCTATGACCGAGAGCAGTGAGAAGTGCACGACGTTCGAGTTGAACCCAAGCTAGCCGCTGCTCGACTGGTGGGGAAAAGAAGTGCTGGCGGAGGGGGCGAGGAGAAACCCGTCAATCGGGAACGTGCTGCTGAACATCCTGGCTACTCACCCCACGGAAACGCAGAGTCAGAAACTGTATGCAGCCCGCTTGGGGACGCGAATCGCGGAGGCGATGGAGGAGGACCGAACGCTGGCACTCAATGAGACGCAGATTGCCCTCCTGCGCGCTGCGGTGAAGCAGGCTCCACGACAGATGCCCTCGCTTCACCCACTGAGCTACGAGCACGCGATGCGCGCCGTAGGCATTGAAGACGTGGCGTTGGACGACACGGCGTAGCAGGTCAGGTAATCCAGGGGGTACGACCCGTGACGACAGTCAAGCGAGAGAGTAACGGCAACGCCTGGGCGAAGGCGCCAGTAGTGGCGAGCCTGCTTCTGGGCGTGTTCGGGATTTTGGTGACGATCCTGCTGGCGCAGGTGAACGCGTGCCGCGTAGACCTGCGCGCGGTGGAGAGCCGGATGGTGGAGGTGCAGGGGTGCGACAGCGCGAAGGACGCGCAGCACGATGAGGCGATCAGCACGCTGAAGGAGCGGTTGGGCGTGATGGATCGGAAGCTGGACCGGATCGGAGAAGCGGTTGGGGCGAGGAGGGACAGGTGACGCGAGCGGCGCGAGCGATTGCGGTTGGGAAGAAGCAGGTGGGCAAGGTTACTTACCGCCTCGGCGCGAAGCCCGCGCTCTCACTGCCATCTTTGGCCGGCCGGGAATGTGATTGTTCGGGCTTCATCCGATGGCTGCTGCACCAGGTAGGCGTTGCCATTGTGGATGGATCGCAACAGCAGAAGGCGGCTTGTCGCCCGGTGGCGCTCTCGCTCGCGCTGGGGCCGGCGGGGGCGGGGTTGCTGCTCTTCATGTCGCCGAAGCCCGGCAAGGCCTGGCCACGGCACGTCGCCCTGTCGCTCGGCAACGGCGAGTCCCTGGAGTGTTGTTCGGGTAAGGGCGTGGCGGTCTGCAGGCGACGGACGTGGACCAGCGCGGGGAAAATCGATAAACTCATGGAACCCTGTGATGACTAGCCCGCTTGCTCTCGCTTATCTTGCGTCGAATCTCCGCCGATACCGGATGGCCCTTCAGGGTTGCGCTGATTTTTCGCCTGGTGGTATCTGCTACAGGATGACCCACTCGGCGCCTCCCACGCTGGGCGGCGGCCATCTTCGCTACATTCGCGGGATCCTTCATTGGGTTCACGTAGTCAGGGCGCGCATGTATCGTCCTAACCGACGCGGCTATCTTCCGAGCAGCATGTGCCCGTATTTCTGGGAGACTTGGCGGAATGTCGAGACCGGGGAGGAGCGGGTCGTCGCGGCGACCTGATAGGAGGCCTGAGATGTTTGGTAAGACGCAGGAATCGGTGCAGGCGGTGGCAGCAAAGGCGGGCGTGACCGCGGAGGTGGCGTCGCGGGTGCTGACGGCGGCGGAGCCGTTGCTGCGGGAGTTCTTCACGGCGGGCACGGAGACGCTGAAGACAGCAGATGAGCTGATGGAGGAACTGAAGGGGGCGGTGAAGACGCTCCCGGAGCAGTTCCAGCCGGTGGCGCACGCGCTGCTGGGGCTGATCGATCACTACCTGCGGGTGGGGACCCAGGCCAGCTTGACACTACAGGAGTATCGGAAACTTGCAGAAGAGGTGCGTACAGGCGGCCTGGGGGTGCTGATTCCGCCGGGTGGAGGCAATAGTCGGACAGGCGTAGGTCGTACCGCGGGCCGACGCGCAGTGGCCCGCGCGCCAATAGGAGGCGACAGATGTTGAGGGCAGTCGTTTGGGTGGTACTGGCAGTATTGGTGTGCGGGGTGACGGCCTATGCCGTGACTCCTGCCCCCGTCGCGGGGGCAAGGGACTTGAGGGCCTACGGAATGCCGACCAACCTATTGTACTGGACGCCAGGACAGAACGCGGAGACGGCCTATCAGCGGGTGATGCGGCGGCGCTGGGCCTGGAGTCCGACTGACACTGGCTCGGATCGTTGGGGATATCGGGAGGTCGGCCGAGTCAGCGGCACGGTTTCCACATTCAGCGACGCGACCGCGGTGGCCGGCGAGGTCTATACCTATGTGGTGCAGACCAGGGACCCGGCGATCTCCGGCCAGCAACAGTGGGGGCCTTCCTCGAATATGAGCACCGCGGTACTCGGTCTGGGATACTCCCTGTACACCAGCCCGATCTGGCTATGGTGGCATGATCAGCCGCGATACTTCTGCGACTCCCACCTCGGTTGCCACTGGACTCATCAAGTCCGAGTCGCGGTGAGCAACATCAACAATCCCAGTGATGTTGGCCGCCAGGAAGTCTGGGTCGAACCGGCCGAGGGAGCAGTCGCCGGAACAGAGCCTGGGCCGGTTTGCGTCTTCTCTCAGGTTCCTCCGTTCCACCGAGCCGACTATGTGATGAGCGTGAGCGCCGATGCAGTGTGGTTGCTCGTCACGATCTACACCGACAGTTCTACGCGGCCGACAGTCACGGTCACATCGAAGGTCCTGGGTGTCGGAGCGGAAAGCACGGGGACGCTGCAGTAGGGGCTGACATGGACCTTGGAATCACTCCCTACCCTGGCAGCCAACCCACGAAGGTTCTAGCGCTGAAACCGCAGGCGGTGCGGATCACGGTGGAGGCATTGGCGAAGTGGACGGTGCCCTGGGTGGTCAACCGCGCGAAGGAAATTCGCGCGGCGGTGCCCGACTGCCGGGTACACCTGCTACTCCAGGAACGGACACCTACTGACCAGGCGGGATGGTGTCGGGAGATGACAACGCGGGCGGCGCTGCTGACCGGCCATGTGAACGTCTACACGCTCGGCAACGAACTGGGTGCGACGAAGTATTGGACGGGGAGTCGCGAGGCCTATGTACCCTTCTACAAGGCGTTCGTCGCGGCGGTGCGGGCGAGTGATATCGTCGCGCTCTTAGGCGCAGCCGGTCAGACCCGCGGTGAGGTGATGGCTCCCAATCAGAATCAGTGGATAGCCGCCCTCCATGATTATGTGGACTTTTGGGATCTGCACCTGGAGGGTGCGCCGGCGACGATTGCAGAGCCGATTCGCCGGATGGTGTCCCTGACGCAGGGCGGTCCGGTCTGGGTCACGGAACTGACGGGAACATTGGGTGCGCCTCTCTCGCAGCAGGAGCGGGAACTGCCGATGATTTTCGCGGAGGCGAAGGCGGCGGGGGCGTCGCGGGCGAGCTACATCCCGGTGGACTGTCGGCCAAGGGTTTACGGGCAGTGGGCCACCTGCTCGCTGCTGACCGAGGGGGGCAAGGAGCGCAGCACTTACGCGATCATGCGCAAGCTGATTGCACAGGCGAGAGCGAACTAACCGCGGGCAACACGGACACCGCGGACAAGGAGACAGCACATGCGGAAGTGGTTGATGGTAGTGGCAGTGGCAGTGGTGTTGGCGATGGCGGGCGGGCCGGCCGCCGCGAACGACGCGATTGACGCATGCAGGGCAGTCACCGACTTCGTGCTGGACACGATCCAGGACGCGGACGGTGCCGCGGTCGGGGTGCTGAGCGGAGATGTGGCGACCGCAACGGCGGTGACCCTGCAGCAGGAGTGGAAACCCTTACCCCAGGTGACACTGATGGGTGAGATCGGGGTCACGACTGCGATAGGGGGCAACCCCAAGAGCCAGTTTCTCGGGGGCTCGACCATCTCTATCGCGAACTGGAAGGGCACGCGATTGGTGATCGGGGTGGAACTGGTGTCGCGCGACATCTCGGAGCGCAAGGTCCCGCTGCTAGAACACGTGGGGATCTGCGTGAGATACGTCCCGGTCATCGGGATCAGCAGGAGCATCTGAGATGAGCGGGAGCATGGAGTGGGTGAAGCTCGGCAAGAAGGTGGCTTATGCGGCCGCCTTCGCGATCGTGGCAGCGTTGCTGCCAGCGGCGACGGCGATGGCCGGCGGGAACCCGGTGGAGTGGGTGACCGTGGGCCGGATGGCGTTGGGCGCGGGGATTGTCTCCGGACTGGTGGTGATTCAAAACGTGCTGAAACATCCCCCGTGGTAAACTGACTACAGATGCCGCGGCCTCGCGCCACGGCAGGTCTCACCTCCTGCACAAGACCCCCCGTCGGCTACGCCCCGGCGGGGGGTCGGCTTTTGGGGGGCTGGTGCTTCTGTCACGATACCCGGTTTTCGCACAGAATGGCACCTGTGGGCCGCGCTTCCCCCCGCAGAGGTGGTCTGATAGGGGGAAACCGTCCTGGCCAATCCTCGTGCGTCGTTTTCAGGTAGGACAGTTACCCGCATTGGCCAGAGTGAACGCCCGGAACCGTCCCTAGTCGTCCTGGAGCAGGGTGAGCTCGACGTGGCCGTCGGGGTGGATGACGATGGAGCGGAGGTGTCCGGAGGGTGTGGCCTGTCCGACTTGTGGCAGCAAGGAGGTTCGCTTCCTGGAGAAGCGCCGCCTCTTCGAGTGCAAGGCCCGTCACCCGCGCAAGCAGTTCTCGGTGAAGGTTGGCACGATCTTCGAAGATAGCCATGTCTCGCTTGACAAGTGGCTGGCCGCGATCTGGATGATAGCCAACGCGAAGAACGGCGTTAGCTCTTACGAGGTCGGCCGCGCGTTGGGCGTCACGCAGAAGTCGGCCTGGTTCATGCTTCACCGAATCCGCCTCGCGATGCAGACCGGGACCTTCCAGAAGCTGAGTGGCGAGGTGGAGGTAGACGAAACCTACATTGGGGGGAGGGCCCGGAATATGCACCGCGGCGCGCGAAGGGCCAAAGGACGCGGAACGGTAGGCAAGGCCGCGGTGATGGGACTGCTGGAGCGACATGGGGAAGTAAGAACCGAGGTTGTACCGAATATCCGCCGGGGAACCCTTCAACCGGAGGTCAAGAAGCACATAGAACCCGGTTCTGTGGTATATACAGATGAACTTGCCTCTTACCGGGGCCTAGACGAAGAGTATGCTCACTTGGTAATCAATCATGCGGAGTGTTATGCCAAGGGGAATGTGCATACGAACTGCATGGAGAACTTCTGGAGCCTGCTGAAACGGGGTATCAAGGGGACCTACGTAAGCGTGGAACCGTTTCACCTCTTCCGCTATCTAGATGAGGAAGCGTTTCGTTTCAACACGCGGAAGGACAATGACGCTGGAAGGTTCCTGCGAGTAATCGCTTCCACGGAAGGAAAAAGACTCCAGTTCAAGAACCTGATTGGAGAACCCTCATAGGCGAAAGAGGGGCATGAAGACGAAGCCCAAGGGGAACGCCCCATGAACACGCTGCACCTGGAACTCGACGGCGATCCAGAGACTATACTGCTCCACGCGTTTGGCTCTGCAATCCAGAATTGGTTGGCGATTCTAGCGGACCTTGACGCTGGCGTCTCCGGCAATCCAAGGGGGACAGTAGACTGGATCATTTCCGATCTAGCCATAGGTAGTGCGTGCGTCAAGGTGATAGGCCGGAATCGAACGGAAGGGCAGGATTTCGCTCCGAGGGTGGTGCGGGAGCATGTGGCGGGGATCAGACTGATTGAAAGCGAGGGAGTTACCCCCCCATATCAGACAGAGCGAGGGATCAAGGGGATAAGGAATATGTTCCGCCTTATCACGAGGGAGGGAGTAACTGGCCTTAGGATATGGTCCCCGGAGGAGGAGGCCGTGGTATCGGCCAAGGGGGTAGTTCACGCGGGGCAACTGCTCTCCTCGCGCTATACCTCGATTGGCTCCATCGAGGGGCGGCTTGAGACCATTTCCCTGCATCGGGGAAGCAAGGTTGTGGTCTACCACCAAGTCACTCACAGGGGGGTCTCTTGCCGGTTGCCGCGCGGAGACGAGTGGCTGGAGCGGGTGAAGGATGCCCTCGGGAAGAGGGTCAACGTCGCCGGACTGATCCACTGGAATGCGCGGGGAGAACAGGTGCGGGTAGACGTTGAGGACCTCCGCCTCCTGCGCCCTCGTAGTGAATTGCCGTCGTCCCGAGATATAGGTGGAAAGTTCCCCCGCCTAATCGGTAAGCGGACCACAGAGGCGTATCTGAAAGAGGTCCGGGGTGGCTAAGTACGCGAAGCCGTATGTAGATTCATCGGCGTGGATCGCGTGGGCGCGCGGCGAGGAGCGCGAGGGCGTTGACCGGAAGGCCATCATCTCCGACATCATCCGGGCCGCCGAGAGGGGCGACTTCACAATTCACATCTCGGCGTTCACTATGGCCGAAGTCCACAAGGTGGCGGGCGACGGAAACGAGAAGTTACCTGCCGAAGACGCAGAGCGGATACTTGAGTACCTAGAGAATGACTACATCACTATCATTGACGTTGACAGGATTGTTGGGGAGAGCGCGCACAAGCTCTGTGTGGAACACCCCACCCTGAAGCCAGCCGACGCGATACACCTTGCGTCGGCACTACGCGGGAAGTGTGATGTGCTGTTGGCCTGGGACCGCCCCCTCACCAAGATTGAGCGGAGCGATATCAGGATAGAGGAGCCGCAGATCGTTCAGGGGCAGATGGAACTGGAGAACGGGAATGCAGTCACGTGATCGGAAACACACGGACACCTCTCCCCTCTCACGCTTCCACTCCCTCGCGAAGCGTCTCGTCGCGATCCCCAAGGCTGAGGTTGGCAAGCAGAAGGCCCTCGCCGTGAAGAAACCGCGGAGAGTCCGCGCGAAGAAACAGGCGGCGTAGCCCGGCGATGCACGCGACCCTCTACTGCGGTGATAACCTCCGCGTCATGGAGGGCCTGCCGGAAGGGTCCGTTGACCTCTGCTACATTGACCCTCCCTTCTTCTCCAACCGCCACTATGAGCTTCTCTGGGGAGAAGCCTCCGAGCAGCGCATGTTTCGGGACCGCTGGAAGGGCGGTCTACAGGTGTACCTCGATTGGATGGAACCCCGCATTCGTCAGATACGTCGTCTACTCAAACCGAACGGAACCTTCTACCTTCACTGTGACTGGCACGCGGGGCATTACCTGAAGGTGCTCTGTGACGAGGTGTTTGGCTATCGTTGTTTCCGAAATGAGATTGTCTGGTGTTACAAGCGGTGGCCCTCGAAGCAGGCCAATTTCCAGAAGATGCACGATACCATCCTCCGGTACAGCAAGACCGATGATGTGACCTGGAATCAACTCTACGAGGATTTCACCGAGCAGACGAAGAGGCGTATCAAGGGCGGCAAGCAGATAGAGCACTACATTGGCAAATCCGGCAAAGTCCTGATTCGCCCTACCGAGAAGGACTCGCCGGGCGTTGCCATGTGTGACTACTGGCAGATTCCCATGATAGCCGGACAGGCGAAGGAGCGCCTTGGTTACCCGACGCAGAAGCCTGAAGCCCTGCTCGCCCGTATTGTCGGGGCGAGCAGCAATTCAGGAGATCTCGTTTTTGATCCTTTCTGCGGATGCGGAACAACGCTTGCCGTCGCACAGCAGTTAGGTCGGCAGTGGGCGGGATGCGATGTCTCCCCGACGGCCCTGCGCCTCGTGAAGGAACGCCTCCAGAAGTTAGGCGCGGGAGTGGGGCAAGTGACCATCATCGGGTCGCCGGCTACCACCGAGGAACTCCGAGAGATGGACCCGTTCGAGTTCCAAAACTGGGCCGTTAGTACCGTATTCGGGATACACGCACCTAGCCGCGTCGCGGACAGGGGCATAGATGGGTTCACAGGATGGCTCCAAACTCCTATCCAGGTGAAGCAGCAGGACAGTGTCGGAAGGCCCGTTGTACAGCAATTCCGGGGCGCACTCGGGACAAAGACCAAGGGTGTCATCATCGCACTAGGCTTTACCCGTACAGCCCACGAGGAAGCGGCCCGACTCCATCGGGAGGAGAAGGTGGAGATGCTGCTTCTGACTCACGAAGACATCATGCGGCAGGACTTCGACGCCGTTACCCTCTAGTCGCTTACTGAGTGAACTATATTATTGCCAAGCGGAGCGTCGTTGCTGAACGAAGCGCCCGAAGGCAGGGTCGTGCTTTCGCTTCACAATGCGCATGGGGGCATTCTAGCAAAGGTTGGCGGGTTTGGGAAAATATTTTCCGAGAGGGGTTGACATCATGGTTGAAGTATGGTACTTAAGGTATGTCGAAACGAAAGCGAGGGAGAGAGGTGGCGACCTATGACGCAGGTAGAGAGGGCAGATCGGCGAGCGAAAGCTGCGGAGGTGCGCAACGCCCGGCTCTATGTTCTGGGTCCGGAGGGGCCGGGCGTGGTGATCGCGGCGAAGCGACTCGGCCGCAGCAAGTCCTGGCTGAGTGAGGCGTTGCGCGGCCGGACCCCGACTCCCCTGATGCTCTCCGATCTGCGAAAGCTGCGGGAGGAGTCCCAGCCGGGGGACACGTCCGGATAGCCGGGCGCCGGCGGGAGAGGCGACAGGGATGCTGAGGGCGAGAGACAGCGATGCGACGCAAATTGGATCTGGTGGTGATGAGCGCGGTGATCGTGCTACTGCTCCTCGCGTTTGCCTGGCTGTTTTGGATGGCGATGGAGTCGGGCGGCGTGTGGGGACGCAGCCATGCTTGGCCGATGGTGATAGAGGAGCGGCCATAGCGCGGGAGGGGTAGTAGTGCCGTGGGCGGCGTTGCCGCGGCGACTATTCAGGGGGCCGGAGACGAGACGTGAGACGCACGTTGGAGAGACGGTGGAGTGAGTGGGCGGACGAGGTGGTGATGGCGGCAGTCGCACTGCGCGACGCCGCGCCGGGCCGACAGGCAAAGGCCTGGCGAGAACTGCTGGAACTGTTGGGCGTCGCGGCGAGGCCGCGGCGAAGGCGGAGAGTGAAGGAGGCTTTCGCATGAACCACACAGAGGGTGAGACCCCCGGCGGCCACTGTCCGCAGGCCCCGGCGCGCTCCGCGCGGATGGTCCCCCAGGGCTGCGACCTGCACCGGCAGGCGACGCTGGACCATCGGCGACGGCTAATTACCGACGTGCAATTTCGGGCTATCCTGTTCCGAGAGCCGTTAGCCCCGTCGTTGGGCATGTCCGTGCGGGGCGAGGGCATGGAGGTGGGAGGTGAGTGAGACGGCGACGGCGCAAGCCCCCCTGACAATCGCGGAGATCGCCTCCCGTATGGGGGAGGTGATAGCCGCGGCGAAACTGGCGAAGTTCCGCCTCTCGCGCCCGACCAACATCTGGGCGAGTTTCGCCGGCCATCCGTGCGACAGGTTCAAGTACCACTGCATTGAGGATTGGCAGGACCGCCTTCCGCCGCGCGCCGGCCTCCAGGAACTCTTCGACCAAGGACGCGTCGAGGAGGCTGCCTCCCGGAGAGACATTGAGGAGGCAGGGTTTCAGATCACGCGCGCCGAGGACCCTCTGCTGATTCAGGTGCGGGGCAGTCATCGGCGCATTATCAGCGGGAAGATGGACTTCTGTGTGACCGGGGGATTCCTCGGACGGCGAGAGGTTCCCGCAGAACATAAGGGTCTTTCCTACGGCGGCGACACCCGGCACGCCACCTGGCGCGACATGCTCACGGCAAAGCAGGTGTGGGTGCGCCAATATCCCGCGCAGATGCAACTCTACATGCTCATGGCGGGATTCGAGGAAGGGCTGTTAGCTCTACGCGGCAAGGAATCAGGGCAGATCACCTGGCTCCCCATCGAGTTCGATGCGGACTACTGCGAGAGCATACTCCAGAGCGCCGAGCGAGTCTATGACGCGCTGGACGCAGGAACGCCTCCCAGTCGGATGCAGTTCTGCCCCAACACCTGCCCAACCTGCGACTTCACTCACATCTGCGCGCCGGAAACAGAGTGGGTCGGTACGCCGATCCTCCAAGATGAAGAGCTAGAGCGGGAATTGGAGCGGCGGGCTGCGCTCAAGGAGGTCGTGGATTCCTACAAGGCCTCCGATGATTACCTGAAAGCCAAGTTTGCCCGCGTCGAAGAGCCGGGGGTATGGCGGTGCGGACGGTTCGAGATCACGCGGAAGCAACGCAAGGACGGAGTTTGGTTGACCCAAGCCAAGGAGGTGGAGAGTGTCTGAGTTGGAGAGATACGAGGATGTTCCCGCCAACGCCGCGCAGATGGCGACGATTGACCCGGTTCGCACGACCGCGCAGTTGGCAAACGTCGAGAAGTTCTTCCGGTCTGCCATGAAGCGGGGCGTCCACTACGGTACGATTCCCGGCGTGGACAAGCCCTTCCTCTGGAAGTCTGGCGCGGAGCTCCTGGGCGGACTGTTTCAGTTCGGAGTGCGCGCCAAGAGGGACGAACTCCTGAGCCACGTTGATCGGCCGGCCGAGCGGGTGGAGATCACCGTGAAGGCCATCGTCTTCTCGCGGGCTACTGGGAATGAGATATGGGACGCAGACGGGTTCGCCTCCAGTATGGAGGCCTGCTTCCGCCGGAAGGCTTGTCCTGACTGCGGGAAGACCGCGTACCGTGACCGCAGTGACAGGAGCGTCAAGGACCGTTTCGAGTGCGGAGGAAAGTGCGGGTGGTCTGGCAAGGAGGAGGAGACGGTTGACGCCCTCGCGAATGACTTCGGCACCACTATCCGCAACGTCGCAGCCCGCGCCGAGAAGCGCGCCAAGGTACGGGCCTTGGCGGAGGCGACGGGCGTAACCGGCTTCTTCCTCACCCCGCAGAACTGGGAGCAGGAGGAGGACGCGGCAGTCCACTCCAATGGCAAGGGCAACTGCCCGAAGTGTGGCGTCGGAACCCTGGTGGAGCGTGCCCGGAAGTTAGACGGTGCACCCTTCTGGGCCTGCAATAACGGGAGCTATGACCCGAAGACGAGGAAGCGGACTGGCTGCGATCATATCCAGAACTCCCCTCCCTCCGCACCCCCCGAGCCTTCCGACCCCGACGTTCCTGATAAGCAGGTCGGCGACGTGACGGCCGACATCACCACCGGCTTCGCCGTCTGTGGGGCCAAAGACGACACGGCGCGCATGGTCCTGTTCCGCGACTGGTGGGGCGAGAAGTTCGCGAGCAAGGCTATGCCGAAGGCGTGGGGCCACCTGCCGCCGGCCGCAGAGGTGGGCCAGCCGTCGCAGGCCGCCTTTGCCGAGTGGTTGCACGCGCCGAAGGAGGGTGAGCAGTGACCGCAAAGCGGCAGACCCTTCTCGGTTGGCATTTCCTCCGAGCGGATATGACCTCCGCGAAAGGCAACGAACCGCCCTGGAAGGTGGGGGAGAAACGAACGTTCTCCAACCATCGCAAGCTGGAGATGTGTGCGCACGGCTACCACGCCTGCAAACGCTGGTCGGATGCGGACCACGTCTATCACTATGGGCCTCTCCTGTGCCGGGTTGAACTCAGCGGTGGTATACAAACGGAAGAGGACAAGAGCGTCGGGCGCACGCGAAAGCTACTGTACGTGTTGACGCCGCGCGACCAGCGCCGACTCGTTGTGTCCATCGGCAAGGCCTATGACAAAGCGTTTGGTGGGCGACATGGGCAGGAGTGGGCGGCCGCAGGGGCGGCCTGCGACAAGGCACGGGCGGCCTGCGCCTACGACACGGCACGGGCGGCCTACGACACGGCATGGGCGGCCTACGTCACGGCATGGGCGGCCTGCGACAAGGCACGGGCGGCCTACGCCTACGACACGGCACGGGCGGCCTACGACACGGCATGGGCGGCCTACGTCACGGCATGGGCGGCCTCCAACAAGGCATGGGCGGCCTACGTCACGGCACGGGCGGCCTGCGACACGGCATGGGCGGCCTACGTCACGGCATGGGGGGCCTCCAACAAGGCATGGGCGGCCTACGTCACGGCACGGGCGGCCTGCGACGTCAGTTTCATTGACTCTGAGTTCGCCCGCCGGGCCGACGCGCTGGCCGAGAAGAGAAAGGCGATGACTAAGTGACCGCCCTCGCCCTGTCCTTCGACGCGCCGACCCTCTCCCCTCCCGGCGAGATCACGCCTGAGCAGTGGGCGGCCTATAAGCAGTACGCCCAGGACCGGGAGGCCGTGGGCAAGCCGATTCCGGCTGACTATGACGCGCGGCTCCTCGCGGCCAGTCCGTATGAGCATGACCGGGCGTTGGCGGCGTGGTATGTGCGGCTCACGTTGAGGGGGGAATGGCGGCCGCCGAGAGAGCGGGTGAACAAGAAGCTGGTGGCACGTCATGCGCGGAAGAAGGCCGCGCGGAAGGCACACCGCGCGTAAGCCTAGCGGGACTGCTGGCCCTGCCCATCGGAGCGCGACGCGCTGGCCGGTGGGCAGTGACGAGCAGCCAAAGGAGGCGAGGATGCCAGACCTGGTCGGGATCGTCGGGAATGTGACGATCAAATACGTGCCGGACACTGTCGAGGGGGTAGTGGTGAAGGTCACGCCGGAGGTGACGTTCAAGGTGGAGCAGCGGGACAAGCAGAGTCCGCATGAACTTGCGGATGAGCTGGGTCCCCTGGTCGGGAAGAAGTGCATCATCACGATCCTGCCGGAACAGCCTGAGTTGCCAAAGTAAGCGCGGCAACGACAGTGGCGAGGGAGCGGTACGCCTGGTTCAAGCTGTGGCCTGAGGATCTGTTGAACGACGTGATAGCAGACCTGCCGCACTTAGAGTTTCGGGTGTTGGTCCTGCTGGAAGCGTTGTGCAGTCAAGGCCCGTACGACGCGCGTCGGCGCGGGGATGTGCGTCTTTCGGACGGCGCGCCCGTGGAGGCGCGACACCTTGCCCGACGGATTCGAGGCGGCACTCGTGCGCTCGTGCAGATGGCCCTCGACAGGTTGTGTCGGACGCGCCCATGGGAAGTCCCCCTGGTGATAGCGGAGGACGGGGTATATCACCTTCCGTGGTGGCGCGGCCGGCAGCAGGCTTTGAGCGCGATTAGCACGCCCAACGATCCCCCGGATAGTACGCGCAATGGTACGCGCAATGGTACAGGAAATGGGGTGTTAGCCGGTACGGGCGATGGGGCGCGCGAGAAGAGAGATGCCAGAGGCCAGAAGGCCGTTGCTGTTAAGGGTGAGTCTATACTCACCCCTCCGGCCGTTCCTCCGGAGCGAGGCAGCAACGGCGGAGACGGGAGAGCCAACGGCCGGAGCTCGCATAGAGCTCGCTGTGAACGGCAACGGCCGGAGACGACGCGGCTCACCGAGGTGCAGGACCTAGAGGCGGAGATCACTCGTCAGCGTCGGCTCGGGAACGACGCCTTGGCGGACGAGTTGCAGGCGTGGGTGGCACGCAAGCGCAGGGAGGGCCGTCATGGCTGAGAGTCCGGTGGTGCTGGCGCTGGACCTGGGGAACGCGGGCGCGGCCGTGCTCGGCACGGCGACGCGCGCGGTGCAGGGGGTGCACGTGCTCGATGCCTTCCGCTGGACCGGGTGGGCGCACGAACCGCGGGCGTTTCGGATGGAGGCAGTGGGGGGCGGGCGCAAAGTTCGCCGGCCGACGGACTGGGCGGACCTGGAGGCGTTCTATGCGACGCTGCGGGAACAGAACGCACGCTGGCGGGCGCGGTTGGGGGAGATGCTCGCGGTGGCGCAGCCGCACTACTGGGGCCGGGAGCTGACGTTCGTGACGGGACCGCGGGGGCGAGGGGATCTTCGCCACCACACCAGCATCGAGGTGGTACGGAGCCAAGGGGCCTTGTGGGGTTGGATGATGGCGGAGGTGGAGCGGCAAACCGAGGCGGTGTTCCTGCCGGTGCGGCCGGTGGACGCGATGCGGGCGGGGCTGGTGTGGCGGAACGCGAGCTTTGCGCGGCCGGAGCTTGCAGAGTTGGGGGAGGGTCCGGCGGGGGAGCACGTGCGGGACGCGGCGGGGGTGCTGGATGCGGTGCTGTACGCGGCGAGTTCTAGGGCGCGGCGGGCCTCCGCGCTGAGTGCGATGGGAGGCAGGTGAGCATGTCTGTCGTCTTCTCCTGCGTTGATTGTCAACGTCCATCAGATATTACCATATCTGGACAATGCTGTCAAGAGGTATTGACAGAGGGGGGGGGTGCGTGGTAGTACCAGGTAGGCGGCAAGTGGGGCTGGTGGTAGCGAGGGGGGATTTCAGGGGCGACATGGCGGAACGCCGGAAGAAATCCAGGAAGTTGAAGCGGGGCGAGGGGAACCCGGATCGCCCGATCCGGCCGATGGAGCGGCTCGCGGTCTACGAGCTGCTCGCCCAGCCGGCCAACCAGCAGAGCTACAGCGCGGCCTACGTGGCGGCGGGGTACAAAGGGGACAACAAAGACGCGGTCAAGGCCGCCGCCTCGCGATTGTTTGCGCGGCCTTGCGTGCGCCGTGAGATAGAGAAGCTGCAGGCGCGGCGCGCCAAAAAGCTGGACGTGACGGCCGATCGGATCGAGTTGGAGCTGGCGCGCGTTGCGTTCTCAGATTTGCGGGACGTGGTGCGGATCACGGAGGTTGGGGTGTTCATCCGGCCGAGCGAGAGGGCGGAGCTGTTCGGCGGGGATGGCGTCGTGGAGGGCGACGTGCAGGATGTGCAGCTGATCTCCGACGACGCGGCGGCGGCGCTCGCGGAGGCCTCGCAAACGGCGAGCCCGAACGGCATGAATGTTCGGGTCAAGCTCCACGACAAGCTCAAGGCGTTGGAACTGCTGATGCGGCGGCATGGGTTGCTGATTGACCGTGTGGGGAACGCGGACGGCTCGAACCTGGCGCCGGGGGTGGTGGTGTACATGCCGCGGGCGGAGTCGGCGCCGTGACGGCTATCGCGACCAGGCCGGCAGGCATAGCACAGCCCTGTCCCGCGTGCGGGGTGGAGTGCGAGGTCGCACCCCGGGGCAACGTGTGCGCCACGTGCGGATATGCGTGGTACGCGATCATGCCCCAACCGGGGCCACAGACGCGTTTCCTGCAGTTGCGTTGGGTAGACATCCTGGGCTACGGCGGGGCGGCGGGCGGAGGGAAAACCTGGGCACTGCTGATGGACGCGCTGGCAGATGTTCACGTGCCCGGCTTCACTGCCACGTTCTTCCGGCGGACGCTGCCGCAAATCACTAACCCCGACGGGCTGTGGGATGCGAGTTTGGGGGTGTATCCTCACGCGGGCGGCAGGCCGAAGATGACGCCGCAACTGCAGTGGCGCTTCCCGAGCGGCGCGCGCGTGGTGATGACGCACTTGCACGAGGAGTCGGACAAGCTCAACCACCAGGGGAGCCAGTACGCGGACATCTTGTGGGACGAGCTGACGCACTGCACGGCGACCCAGTTCTGGTATCTGATGAGCCGGAACCGCAGCACGTGCGGGGTGGCGCCGCGGTGCCGAGCGACTTTCAACGCCGACGCGGCGTCGTGGGTCAAGGAGTTGTTTGCACCGTGGGTTGACAGCGAGTATCGCGACCCGGCAGAGGCGGGGGAAGTGCGGTGGCTGGTGCATGACGATCGTGCTGATCAGCCATACGCGTACTTTCGCGATCGCGAGGCGGCGATGGTGTGCGCTGGGGAGCGATTTCCGGAACTGACGGTCGAGCAACTGCCGCACGCGGTGAAGAGCGTGACGTTCGTTCCGGCCGACGTCTACGATAACCCGGCGCTGATGGAAAGCAATCCCCAGTACCTCGCCAACCTACTAGCACTGCCGGAGGTGGAGCGGCAGCGGCTACTCTACTCGAACTGGGAGATTCTGCAGGCGCGATTCTTCTCGGAGTGGCGGCCGCGCACCGCGCAGGGCACACCGTGGCATGTGATTCCAACCGGTTCGCTGCCGGAGAGCACGCGGTGTTACCTGGCCGTGGACTGGGGGTTTTCGGCGCCGTTCGCAGCCTACCTGGTGGCGATTGGAACGGACGGCCGGGTAACTGTCTGCAGGGAAATCTACACGAGACGCGAGCTCACCAGCGCGTTAGGGGTGCAGATGGTGGAACTGCTCAGCGGGCATGGGCAGCCACCGCGCACTGTCGTCTACGCCGGGCACGACTGCTTTAATCGCCGACTGAACAGCGCGGGGACCTATGATGAACCTATTGTTGAGACCTGGTGGAAGCAGGGTCTGAACGTCGTGAAGGCCGGCCACGATCCGTTGAACCGAGCGAACAAGTGGCGAGAGTATCTGCGGGGGTGGGGGCCAGACGAGGGATGGCCCGACGGACGGCCGGGGCTCCAGGTGATGGCGTGTTGCGTCAACCTGATTCGCACGATCGGGCTGCTGCAGTCGGATGCGAGGAACCCGGAGATTGTGGACACGACCGGGGAGGATCATGCGTATGACGCGGTGGGGCATTTGCTAACCGCGTTGCCGAGGGGGGCAGAGGCACCGGCGGAGATCCCGGTGCAGATTCCGCACGAGCAGGCGGTGGCGGAGACGGTCGCGAAGGAAATCGAGCGGATGCAAAGGAGCGCGGACGATGGCGAAGCGTGGGAAGACGACTGAGCCGCCGCGGGTGGTGGCGGGAGAGGAACTGTGTCCGGCGTTCCTGCCGGCCAATGGCGAGGAGCGCACAGAGTTGGCGTGCGGGCGCGGCGCGGGTGGAACGTGCAGCAATCCCGACGCGTGGGAGCAGTGCCCGGATAGGGGGGAGTCAGCTCACGACGCGGCGGCCGGCGACGAGGGGGGGGCCGAGGGCGCGCAACCCGGGAGCATCGCGGTGGGTGAGCCTGCGGTCGAAGCGGTGACTGAGGACTTGGCCGACGACGCGGCGGTCTTCGAGACGGTGGGCGTGTACGCGAACCGCGTCGCGCCGCACTTGCGATCGGTGATTCGCTTCCCTGGCCGCGCTCCGTACCGGTCGGAGTTCACCGTGGGCTGGATGACCTGGGACGGGCTGAGCATCGGTCCGGGCTTGGCGATGCAGATGGGCTTGCGGCCGGGCGATCAGGTGCGGGTTCGCTTGGAGAGGGTGACGGGCTGATGGCGAAGGGCTTCCGCAAGGTGTGGCCGTTTCACGCGAAGTCTGTGGCCACAGTGGGGGCGCAGCCGACCGTGGAGGTGGTGTGCCGGATGCAGCTTGCGTTGACCAAGGACGGGGAGCTGCTGATGGAGGGTCAGGGCCCCGCGCCGATCGTGTTGGGGATGCTGGCGTTGGCGACGGCCGACGTGCTGGCACAGCGACGGTCGCAGAGAGGCGCGGCCGAGCAGGAGACCGTGGACACGCCAACGGCGCCACGGATCATCGTGCCGGAGGGGGTGGGGTTATGATCTACGCCTACCATTGCCCTCGGTGTGGGCGGGATCAGGACCGCGATGTCCGACCCGCGGCGCGCGGGAAGCAACTGTGCGGGTGCGGCGTGCGTCTCCGCCGACGCTACGTGGTGGCGGTGCACGTCCCAGTACACATGCGGGCAAGTTACGACAAGGTGGTGGAACAGATCGCCCCGCCGGAGCCGGACCTGCGGCGGGAGTGGTTGCAGGCGGGCCGGGAGCAGGGGATCATCAAGCGTCACCGCGCGGACCTGGGGATGTGAGGCGATGGCACGGCTCGACAGCGTAGACATGGCGCAGTTGCGGGACTTCATCGCGGTGTCGAACGGATACCGAGAGGAGAAGTTCTCGAAGGCGCGCCGGCCGAAGACCATGCGCCGATGGTTCAACGGCGATCACTACGGCCCGGGGATGCCTTTGACATGGGTAACGCGCAAGGACCGTGTGGTCGTCGGGCTGTCGCAGGCGAACGTGATTGCGAAGGTGAGTCTGCTCGCCTACGGGCCTCCGGCGGTGACGGTGACGGGGTTGAACGAAGCGTCGCGGCGGCTGCGGGAGCGAGAAAAGCGTTACCTGCAGGAGGTATGGCGGGTCATCAACGCGCAGGCGGCCGTTCGGAAGGCGCTGATGGACTGTAAGACGGTCGGAACGGGGGTGCTGGGTACGGGATGGAGCTTTGCCGGGACAGACGCGGAGGGGCGGCGCGTCAGCGATGTCGCGCTGATCGATCGGGTGGTGCGGGATCAGTCGGTGGTGCGGTCGCTGCGTGCGGAGAATCTGTTGCTCGACCCGGATACGCCGGACAGTCTGCAGGCCGGTTGGTGGTGTGGGGAGCGGATAGTGCGCTCATTGCGGCAGGTGCGGCGGATGCCGCAGTACGCGCACATCGCGGAGCGGTTGAGCGGGATGGCGGAGATGCCGGGCGCCTATCGGAGCGCGGCGGGGCAGCGGGGCGAGGACGACCATCTGCGGGGGGTGGAGATCTTCAAGATGCACTTTAACGAGGAGCGTCTGATCGTCGAGTACTGCGCCGAGGTGCAAGACGAGCCGATGCACGTGTGGGATACCGAACTCTATCCGCTGGACGACCAGGACCGGCCGTACTACCCGTACGTGGTGTTGCGGAACGTGCCCGATTACAACGGGGAGAACGGGGAGAGTACACACTACGGGATCGGGGACGTGGAGATCACCGAATCGCAGCAGATGGAGATCGACGCGGATCGCGCTACGCTGGCAAAGCACCGTCGGATGACGGTTCCCAACTATTTTGTGCGCAAAGGGGTGCTGACTGACGCGGACCGCGGGCGGTTGGCGGAGGGGGCGTACAATGCGGTGTACGAGCTGGAGGTGCCCCAGGGGGCGGATGTGGGCCGGGAAGTGGTGCCGGGGCTGCGCGCCAACGTCGCGCCGGAAACCTACACCAGCGAGGATCGGGCCCGGCGCGACTTCTCCGAGTTGACGCGCATCTCCGGATACGATCGGGGAACGGATGTTCCCGGCGTGAAGACGGCGACACAGGGCGCGTTCGTGCAGGCCGGGGCGCAGGCCGGCAAGGGAATGGAGCGCCAGGAGTTCGAGGAGGCCGTCGCGGAGGTGGTTGCACAGATCAGCTATCTGGAACACCGGCATGGGGAAATGGAGCGGTACATAGAGCTGCCCGAGGAAGAGGCGGACGAAGTTGGCGGGAGTTTTGGGGACCTGCCACCCGATCTACCGCCGGAGGCGCGGCAGGCAAAGGTTCGTGTGGCGGTAACTGGTCAGAGCTTGCGCGGTCGGTATGAGCACTCCATCGAACCGGAGAGCATGGCGCCGCCCAACGCGGAGATGGATGAGCAGAAGTGGTACGCACGGGTGCAGGCCTTCTTGCCGTTCATTCCGATGGGTTTGGACCCGAAGCCCGTGCTGCGGGCGTACCTGACAAGCTTCGACTGTCCGGAGGCGGACAAGGTGCTGGCGGGGATGGATCAGCTGTTGGAGATGCGACAGCAGGCGGAGGGCGCGGCGGGAGAGGTGGAGCAGGTCAAGCAGGAACTGGGGCGGGTGCTGGAGTGGATGCAAGAGCGCGGGATTCCATTGGAAGAGATCATGGCCGGCGCGGGAGTCGGGGCCGGTTTGGGAGGTATGGGCGATGGCAGTGACGATGGCGGGTATTCGGGCGGCCTTGCGGGCTAAGGGGAAGGCGAAGGCGGCCGGGACGTGGCACGGGTTCGACGCGCTGGTGGAGAAGCTGGGTCGCCGGCGGGGGGTGCGAAGTCCGCGGGCGCTAGTCGCGTCGATCGGGCGGAAGAAGTTCGGCCGGCGTAACTTCGCGGCGATGGGGGTGGCCGGGAAGATGGGGCTGAGCGGGGACTGACGTTGTAGCCGCACTGACAAGCGCATAGGACGCCCGGCCCTCCGGCTGATCCCCGGAGAGTCGAGAGCAGATGGTGAGCCGTTCTCGTCGACGAGCGAGGGCGGCTTTCTCTTTGGCCGGGCGGCATGACGACCAAGGCGCCTGTGGGCGCCTGGCGATAAGGGGCGATGGCCCGGGCGGAATCCCTGCGGGGACGGCCCTCTCGGAGTCGCCGAGGAGAACGAGATGCGAGGGATGTTCAGGTTGGTGTTGTGGATGGTGCTGATGCTGCTGGGGGTGGTTGGGACAGCAGGCAGCGGCGGTGGCGCCGGCGGCGGCTCAGGAGTCGGAGACGGAGATTCCGATGGCCCTGGGAACGACAACGCCGGCGATGGCGATCAGGGCGGTGATGGGGACGACGGCCAGGGAGACGGCGGCGGGCGGACGGTGGACCTCGCGAATCTGAGCGATGACGAAATCGCAAAGATCGGGGACCCCGGGCTGCGGAAGCTCGCCGCGGATCTGAAGGCCGATTACACCCGGAAGACGCAGGATCTCGGGCGACGCGCGGCCGGTTTAGATTGGGCTGAGGAAGTTATGCGGACGCATGAGGAGCAAGGCCCCGAGGCGGCGGCGGAGTTGCTGGAAGAGATGGTGGCGGAACTGGGTGGTGGTGCGTCCCGATCCGGGCGCGGCCGGACTCGCGGCGGGGAGAGCCGGGGCGAGGCCCTGGACCCGATGGAGCAGCGGGCGCTGGAGATCACGGGCCTGACGCTGGGGCAGGTGCAGGGGATTGCGAACGAGGGCACGGAGAACGAGCGCTTGCTGCTGAACTCGCAGCTTCGCACGGCGATGTCCCAGGCGAGGCAGGAGGCCCGGCAGGAACAGACCGGGCTGGTGGCTGAGCAGGCTCGGGCAGAGGCGACGTTAGCCGAGCTCTGGTCTGAGTACAAGGATATGGGCGTCGACCGAGAGACCTTCGAGCGGACCGTGCTTTCGACCGCAACGCGACGCAACAGCCCCAACCTGGCGGACGCGGCGCGACTCGCGTTCTACGCGAAGGTGGTAGATCGCGACGCGACACGCAAGCTGCAGGCGCGGCAGCGGAAGGCCGCGCTGTCGGAACCCGACTTGACGGCGACGGGCGAACCGACGACCAAAGTTCGCAGTATGAACGAGGCGGCGGCACGCGCCCGGGCCAGATTGGCCGGCAGGTAGGACAAAGCTACCCCCGATGGCGGGGGCAATGAGGTGAAGGAACGATGGCGACGCCAAACGCCAGCTATAGCTCTGAGCTTGTTGCAGCGACCCTGGAGGAGGCCTCCGGGTTGCTCGTGGATCAGGTGTACAACGCGACGCCGACGCTGAACTATCTGCGGCGCAATCAGCAGGTGGTAAGCGGGGGATCGTCGCTCACCGGCAAGGTCAC